AAAGTCAATTCTCTATGGTATTCTGCAGAGCCAGCTGAAGGTTTCTTTAGCACACGGCTGCAGGAAGTTATTGATGTGCATTATCAATATCGTTACAGACATTATGTCTATCACAATATACCGCAAAAGAGAGTTATGATAGACATAGGTGCCAACATTGGCATATATGCAAGACCATCAGCAGAACAGTTTGAGCGTGTAATTTGCTTTGAACCTATTGAAAAAATGTTTCAAGTATTACAAAAAAATCTTGAAGGATACACTAATGTAGAACTGCATTGCTTGGGAATAAGCAATAAAGAACAAACAGTAACATTTGAAGTAAAGCCCCTCGACTGCGGGCATAGCAAACAGGTTGATGTTTTTGTTCCAAGACCAGATCTCGAACAACATACTGCAAAGTTAGTTACATTAGATCAATATCAATTTGAACAGGTAGATTGGATTAAAATTGATGTTGAGGGATTTGAAAATACCGTACTTGAAGGTAGTCGCGATACAATACAACGTAATAGACCGTGGATGCAGATTGAAGATAACGGTCAAAAAGAATATCACAGACAATGGCTCAATGACCTATGCGGTCCGTACATTGATGCACAAGTTAAAAGTAAAAACAATACAATATGGATGCCGCAATGAAATATTCAGTAGTCACTACATTTAACGCCAGCGGATATAATCGATATGCCAGCAAGATGATAGACACATTTTTAAAAAACTGGCCTGAAGAAGTACATCTGTATGTGTACGCAGAAGACTGTACCGTTACTCAGTCTGCGCCTAATCTTACTGTGTACGATTTACATGTACAATGCCCTAGACTATTGGCTTTCAAGGAAAAATATAAAAACGATCCGCGTGCCACAGGACAACTAGGTGTAGGACCTGTTGATAAAAAAGGTAAACAACATGGTCTTGGATTCCGTTGGGACGCTGTACGTTTCAGCAACAAAGTGTATGCCATGTGTGACGCTGCCAGTCGGACTTTAGATACGGTTATCTGGATGGATGCAGACATGGTATGTCATAGCCCAATTACTATAGCAACTATACAACAACTAATACCTGCCGATGCCGGCATTGCATTTCTTGGAAGAGATCGTAAGTTTACAGAAACTGGACTATGGGCAATCAACATGGGCAATAGTGCCAACATACTGTTCATTCAATGGATGCAGGCAGCGTATGACAATGCCGAAACTGGAGTGCTGGCAATGGAAGAGTTCCATGACTGCTGGGTATTTGACCGCACCAGAGAGCGTATTGCTGCTACAGTTCCGGCTTGGACGCAATTAAATTGGAGTGCAAATTTCTCCAAGCAAGGTGAAGGGCATCCACTTATTAATACAGAGTGGGGAAAATATCTAGACCACCTTAAAGGTAATCGCAAAGATTACGGAAAAAGCCTGGAGAAAGATTTAATTAAACCTCGGGCTGAAAGTTACTGGGCTCTAACTTAATTTATTATATTCAGCTTTTGAATGCTTGGCCTTATGGTGAATCAAATACTCGCCGAGTACTGTGTGTCGTAGAGGTGTTTTATATCCTTTCTGAAATCCTGCACATAAATCGTTTACCATAAGTGGCTTTGCTACATTTAATGCAGCTCCAAATACATCGTTGTCGTAAAATCTACGCAGATCTTGATAATCTCTTTCGTAGTATCTTCTGCAGTATTCGTCTCCGAAGTGGTTGAATCTTCCGTGTTGAGTATTGACTGCAAATATTCCTGTTTCAGGAACTAACCAATTGCCAGGTTGTCCGTCCTTGCCTTTGTCGTAGACCACACCCATGTACATGCTCAAATATTCAGGCAGTAACAAATCAGTCAACACAGACAACGGCAGTTTTTTGGCAGTAATCACATCGGCATCAATCCATACTATCCAGTCAGCAGTACTGTGATTCATGGCATGCATAAAACTGTAGGCTTTTTTGGCAAACTTTTTGTCTGACGGCCGTAGTGTTGTATCCGCCTGATATTGAGCATAATCTGGATCTAGCTCAGAAAAATCAATCTGGTTGATTCGTTTACTTCTCGTAGACAGTTTAAATTCCTCTACATAGCAAGTGAGAGTCAGCTCTCGGGGCCAGTACTTGAGGAAACTTGCTACACTGTCCTTGCCAATGAGATCGTAATATCGTTGATTAAAACTTGTAATAACTTCAATCATTTAATTGCCCATCCTTTCATGTGTGCCCAACACTCTCCAGATTTTAACTCGTCGTGACTCCAATGAAACTGCGAAATTTTTTCTATCCATCTTTGCCGATCTGGCATAAGTGGATTTTCAATTCTAAAAATATCACCGCAAGCAACTTCCTTTGCTTGACTTCTTTCCAGATCTGTTACAAATATTGGTATTCCCTCTAAAGCCGCTGCAACACCCGGACTTGAGTTATGACTAACTACAGCCCAGCAGTTTTTAAAATCACGAACAAGACTACTATCCTTTTCACTTAGATGTACATTTAACAACCTTCTTCCAATACAAAGTTTCAACAATCTCTCGCAGTATTTTATAGCTCTTTTATCGCCTGGGTGTGGTCTAATCCTAATGGGTCTATCTGAATATTTTCTTATTTCCGTGATGGTTTTAACAGCCCAATCTAACACGTCCCAACCAGCCATACTCCAACCACCGTCTCGCTGTAAGCATAGCAAAATATGATCACCGTTGGTTCTCCATGGCGATAGTCTAACTCCTAACTGAAGCTGTATTTCGGTCCACCTATCTGGATCTGGATTCTGATTACAGTACTCTCCAGTGTTGGGAAATATTCCATCGTAGCTGTAGCGCAACCAATATCCAGGATTGTTTGTATTTTTATACAGAAACAAATTTGAGTCTGCTATGATAGTACGATTGTTTGATTTTTGTTGGCCGTCGAGAATTTCTTGTCGTAATTGTAAATGTGGTGCAGTTTTTCCTTGCTCGTGTACCCAGCCCAAGGTTACAGCAACAGGGCTTGGCTGATATACTAGTGAATCTTCTACGATTCCTTCGTCACCAAATTTGGATACACCTTGTGCAAAGTATCTAAGTGTGTTGCTTTTATCCTGTGCTTTTTGCAAAGATTCTGGTGTATATACTTCTTTCTTAGGTAAAGTAGCTGTATAACTTACGACTTTCATTCTTGCATCATCCTAAATGCTGTGCCATCTTTAAGCTCTCTCACATGATATTGCCCGTATGCCAGACTATGACACCAAGCATCTAACAAACCCTTATCAGGCCAAAACGGTTCGTTAATTTTATCAAGGGTGGTATTTGCAACAGGCTGAGCCACATGAGAAGGTGCCAATACAAAGGCAGGAACTCCGGCAATTATGGATTCCACCGCGGCAACGCTATTGAATGTGACTAATGCGTGTACATCTTGCGTTAATAATCGAGTTAGTGGAGTAGTTACAATTCTATCAATTCTTTTTGGTGCCCGTTCTCTTACTTCAATTGGCCGATCTGTTAAAGTTTTAAGTTGTGCAACAGTTTCCGCCACCCACGAAGCCTGGTCAATGCCGTAGTATCTGCAGGGTTTTTCGTCAGGTGCCGCTACTATAATTTTTGATCCTGTTCGACGAGGATGTGCAGTAACACCCAATGCTTGCCATCTGTCAGCAGGTCGTTGTTTTATTTCATTGTGCTGCAAATCATTTTTTACTATTCTGTGATAGAGTTTTGAACCATGACTATTCTTATTACTGATGCTGTTGCCCACATAACCTGAATCCATATACCAAAAGTCGTGTTTGCCAGCCAGGCACTTGTGCATAAGTTTATATTTGAGTATACCTCGCAACACCACTTTTCTATGATCTACTTCAACATCATAATGAAAATCAAAGTAATCACTGTCGGTTGGTTCTGTGCCGGCACTGCGAGCCAGCATGTTGATATATTCGTCTTGATTGTTTTTACTTAGGAATACCCAATCTTCGTTCATTTGCTGTCCCTCTGTAAACAGTAATCGGCTAACATTCTCTCGCGGTGCCATTCATCTGCCATTGGGGTAGTAGCAAAATCGTGAAAGCAAGGTGCGCCCAAGGTATAGTGCAACAAGTCTGCATTGATATTGGGACCGTACTCATCTGGCAGCCAATTCCACTCTGCAGGTAAATCTCCAATGTGTTCATCCTTGACCCAGGTAAAGCGATGCAGTTCTGCACCGGTAGATCGTTGAACAAATTCCGGTGTTAATTGTTTGTTGGCTGGACTCTCGCAATTCCATATGATAACGCTCGACCAGTTTTTACGCGGATAGTTTTCGTTCTTTGAACCCAGATACTTTTCTGTCATGCATGTTTCGTAGTTGTGTTTAACCACTTGTACATCATACTGCTTGTGTCGCCATTGCCACAGCTCTGCAATGTCGCTACGCACAATCATGTCGCCGTCAATAAAAATAGCATGACCTGTGTAATCCATCAAGTGCGGCACTAAAAATCTACTGTAGATAAACTGATTACTACCATCTGTGTGTGTTTCGGTGTAGTCTTCAATCAAGTTCAAGGCCAGCGGGATGATAGCCACGGGTTTACTGGCATGTCTTATAATGCTGTTAGCACAGGTATGATACGCTACAGCTTCTCTGGGGTCGTAGCCGATGAAGATTGGTATGGGTTTCATAAGGATATTTATATGGGCATTTAATAACAATAAATATTACTATGAATAAAATAACAAAGATTGGAAATTGGTGGTTTTTAGATGATGATGTTACTCGATTTAAAGATCATGCTGATACAGTTTGGGGTGAAGTAGTCACTAACAAAGCAATAGCCGAGGCTATAGATCTTTGGTTTGCCGGACGTACTAAACGGCATGCAGTTGATATTGGAGCCAATATAGGAGTTATGACAGCATATTTTGCCCAGCGTTGGCAGCATGTTACGGCATTTGAACCCACACCACTGATCTTTGACTGCCTTGAGAAAAACTGCACTAGAGACAATGTTGATTTAAAGCCAATGGCACTTAGCGATAAAACTGACACAGTAATTTTTGCTGTAAACGGAAAATCAGAGATTAACCAGATTGTTTCCACAGCAGATATTTTAACAAAACATTGGTCCTCTATTGAAGTGCCAGCTGTAACATTAGATAGTTTAAATTTAACTGATATTGATATGATTAAGATTGATGTTGAAGGGCACGAACTATCAGTGCTACACGGGGCAGAACAAACTATCCGTAATCAACGGCCCCTTATTGCGATTGAAATCAGTTTTGAAAATAAAGTATTAGACAAAGAGCTTAATAAAGATCACACAACTGCGTTAGATCTATTGTGTAGCTGGGGATATAAACAGATTTGGCACGATCGGCACGATTATATAATGGAACCGGTATGAGAGTAATAGACGCATTTACATTCCTAAACGAAGTGGACTTAGTTAAAGCTAGATTTGAATATCTCAACGATATAGTAACAGACTTTATAGTAGTAGAAAGTAATCAGACATGGCGACACCAGCCTAATCGGCCTTTCTTTGCAGAAATTATCCCTACGCTGCCTGCTGATATACAAGCAAAGATACACTATGTCGTTGCTGGGTGGCCAGACGAATGGCTGAACGATGCCAATGGCGTACAAGAGAAGTGGGTAGAAAACGGAACACGCGAACTGGCACTAACTGAAATGCAAAAGTGGGCAGATCCTGAAGACTGGGTTATCATGAATGACTTAGATGAATTCTGGGAAGTTGAACGCTGGGAAGAAGCTTGTGAAGCGTATCACACCCACGGACAAGTAGTATGGAATCATGAGAACCGTACTTGCTTTGTGGACTGGATAACCCCGGGAATTCCTCGTTGGCCCGGCAGCAAGATGGCTAAGTTTAAAGACATTACCACAATGGCAGAATTCTATTGCAGTAAAAATAAAGCATTACGCTTTGTAGATGGGAAAACAGAAAAAACATTATTCCACCCAGTAACCGGAGGCTGGCACTTTACCAAAATGGGCGATGCTGAGACTAAAGCAAAGTCAATGGGCAGCATACGAGAATGGCGTACTTGGGAACCTAAGATTGGAAAAACGCCCGAACAGGCCGCTGCTGATATTATGTCAGGATCCGGATGGAATACAGTAGCAAAGAAAGGAAAAATGCGAGCAGAAGCCGACGGTGGTGCTGGTCTCACACCCAGGATACTCAGTATACTAAAACGCATAAACATATTCTGGAGTAACGGAATTAACCCATGGGGAAACAAGTGAAAACATTTAAACTACCGAGCAATAAAATAATTGATCCTGCAAACGAATACTTTACAAATAAAGCCGGAATTGGTTGGAACAGAAACGGGCGTGACAGAATTATTGAGCTGGTCAAAGACAAACAAAATGTTATTGACATTGGAGCACATGTAGGCATTACTACCGTACACTGGCTAATGGCAGGATTTAAACGGGTTGATTGTTTTGAAATCAATCCTAGCCATTATGAATGCCTGCTAGAGAATACTGTAGAGTACAAAGATCAAATCACTTATCATGCCATTGGCTGTAGCTATGAAACAAAAACATTAGAAGCAGCATACCGTAGTCCCAATAACTCAGGTAGCTTTCAGATGTTAGACGAACATGTAGCTGCAACTATTCCAGACAAAAATAAGTTTTTAGTACATGTTGTGCCTCTTGACAATTTCAAATTTGAATCTGTTAGTCTTATTAAGATTGATGTGGAAGGATGGGAGTACGAAGTTCTTTGCGGCGCCATCTCAACTATACGCGAGCATCAGCCTATCTTATTTGTTGAATACGGCCACGGCGATGCTCGTAAGAGTATGCACAAATATGATGATTCTAAGTTTCAAGCCTTACTAACAGAGTTAAATTATCGCGAGCTTGAAGTTACTGGCGATGCTATATTTGTCCCTAACAGCTTTGCAGAATGACCATACGGGATTGTGCCTGTGTAATACACGGTAATTTATACGACTGGATTTATGTCGAGCGTTTATATAATATGCTTAAAGCCAATAGTACGCACGATATTCGCTTCCATGTTTTTACAGAGTCTAGCAGGGCAGTTCCAGAACCGTTTATTAAACACGAACTGCAAGAATGGCCCGGAATTGCTGGGCCTAAGAAATCTTGGTGGTACAAGATGCAAATGTTTAACCCGAAGCACATCTTAGGTCGTGTCTTATATTTAGATCTTGATACAGTAATTACTAAAAATATAGATTGTTTTTGGAACCATAGCGATCAGTATTTTTGGGCTATAAAAGATTTTAAACATTTATGGAGACCTGGATGGAACGGTATAAATTCTAGCGTGATGATTTGGGATACAAACTTATTTTCGTGGATATGGGATGATTTTTGCAGCAAGAATATCAATGCTACAGTAAAGTTATTTCATGGCGATCAGGATTATTTGAATAGTGTTTTATCTGACAAAAATCGCCGATTTTTCGATAGCGGATTTATAAAAAGTTGGCGATGGCAATCTAAAGACGGTGGTATGAATATGCAAACCCGTAAATATGCTAATCCAAATCTAGGAACAATTGTAGACCCATCTACTCGAATTTTAATATTTCACGGACATCCTAAACCTCATGAACTACAAGATCCTGTAGTAGATCGCTATTGGAAGATAAATGATAAATAATATTAATTGGAGATTTATATGACTACTCGTACCTTTAAGCAACAAGGCCAGGCATACGGTTCCTTGCCGGTTGCAATTGTGGCTAAAATTGACGGAGTCGAAGTGTTTAACGGAACTGTGCCAACGCTCGACGAACCTTATCAGCTCACTGGGACTGATCCAGTGCCACCGGGCAGTGACCTTTTTTCGTGGACCGATGATTTGACATTTAGCGGAACTAAAACTATAGAAATTAGTGTTGCTAATGGATTCTTAGTAGTTATGGAAACAGTGGCTAATTATGCTGCAGGCCAATTAAATCCTACTGCAGAAGAATTTGGATTCCCGTATCTAGCAACAGTAGGCGATGTAGTATGGACAAATGCCACGACTAATATTACAATTAACGGAGTACTACAAAACCAGGACAACGGTTGCCCTGGGCAAACTTATTGGTTAGTCCCACCAGGGCAGACATATAGCTGTACAGTTAATGTAACTGCTGGAGAATTAAAGCCGGTTTACCCTCCAAAATAGTACATAATTTGTTGCATAAAAACAACACTAATTTGCCCCGTTTTTGGGGCTTTTTTGTGGCTAAAATACCACAAAAATAGTAGTAGACCAGTAATGGCATTTCGGCTATAATGTTTATACAGTAACAAAACGGAACAAAAGATGAATTTAGCAATTGGCACTAAAGTACGTTGGGAAAGCGCAGCCGGCGTCAAGTTTGGCACTATTAAAAACATCGTTCTTAGCCCTGCTGCTAACAATAAGGTTACGCCCTGGATTGATGTTGAATCCTTAGTACAGATTTCTGACATGTATCAGCTCAGAAGTGTGCGTCTTTGTGCCAGTGACAGCAACCTCAAAGGAATGCGTGTCACACTTGTTGCGTAAAAACAACGGTTAAACAGTGGTAGACCGGTAATACAATATCGGCTATAATAGCTATACACTAACAAAACAGGAGCAGTAAATGACCCAAGTCCTAATCCGCAA